TATTTTCTCCTGTTGACATACAAATTTATTTGATTTATTGTGTCGATCAAATAAGTTTGTATGCAATTAAATTTGTATGCGCTTAGATTGCACCAAACAGCGCAACAAGTCAATCAACAGGGGGCAGGAATGCAAAACGGACAACCAGCACAGCAAAGGCTTATAGGCGTTTCTGGCATTATTCCCGTGCATCTTGAAAACCGTCTACACAATTTAGCAGCTTCAAACCGCCGCGATTTCGACTTAGATTACTCGGACACGTTCGCTCAGGTGATCGCGCTAGGTGTCGATGCATTACAGTCCAGACGTTCGTCGGCCTATGTCCGGTCAACTGAAATTATGAAAAAGGTTTGCGGCTAATGACTCCTGCAAACCAACAGGCGCTTGAGGCTTTACAGGCTTACGACCTCGCGCATCCTCCCGTTGAGTCTGTCTCAACACAACCAGAATTTTTCAAGATAGTGCTGACTGATGATTCCAAATGTCCGGTCAAGCTAATACCGAATCGCATGTCATCTGGGGATGGTGTTGCATTCCTCGATTGGGTCAATTTCACTATCCACGAATCAACCATGATTGACTCTGCTTTAGAGGGGCAGTGTTTTTCTGACGAAGATTTCATGGTTTCGTTTTCTCGCATCCTCTTTAAGATTTTCGGCTTTGGTCTTACTTCTCGCATGAGTACCGGATCTGATTTCTACCAAAAAAGATGGGTGCTAGGGGAGGGCTTCGGCTTTGTCTGTTTCGGCGGCAATAACTCAACCGTCTTGACCAAGCTTTCTGGCACTGGCTGTGCGGCTGCTCTGCACGGTTGGGAATCTCGGTTAAGAAATTTCCTAGAGTATCAAGCTGTCCAGCCTCGTATCACGCGCCTCGATCTGGCGCACGATGTCTATGATGGTCAATCCTACAATGTGGATAGAGCTTCCAGTGATTACGATGCTGGCTTATTTTCTTCCGGCGGTCGCTCTCCGAATATCGAACTGCGCGGCAACTGGCGCACGCCAAACGGCAAAGGCCGCACGGTCTATGTCGGCGCAAGATCAAACGGTAAATATCTCCGCGTCTATGAGAAGGGCCGTCAGCTGGGCGATGCTACATCTGAGTGGGTTCGTATCGAGGTTGAAATTAAATCCATTGATCGCGTTATCCCTTTTGATGCTCTGGTTAAGGCTGGCGAATATCTCGCGGCAACTTATCCGGCGCTCAATTTTCTGTCCGTTAAGCAATGTCGCATTGAAACAATTTCCCGTACTGCTAAGGCTGGCTATGCGCACACGGTTGCATGGTTAAAACATCAGTGTGGATCATCTTTGGCTCTGGTCGCTGAGATAGAGGGCGGGGCGGATCAGGCTCTTGATCTTATAAAACGCCCGATAGTTTTAAAGGGTGCTTTGCTCGTACCGTCTTGTGATACGCATCTAGTTCCTATTCATGATCGTGAGCGATTGGAGCATCCCGATATGGTTTTACCTGAATTCTGATTTTTGATTACCTCCTGTTTCCGGCGCTCAGGGTCAAAGGTATAGCCGTAGTAATTTATAAGGAAATTGTCATGAAATTTAAAGCCTCTGTTGTTGTTACTGGTCTGAAGCGTTCTAAAGGCGATATGGAAGGTACGCCTTATGACTTTACGTCTGTTTTTATTCAGGTTGATTTAGACGAATCTACAAAAAACGCTCGCGGTCAGGCTGTTGAACCGTACAAGCTTGGCACGTCAGACAATTACGCGACTTTCGACGGTTTCCAGTTGCCGTTTAATGCGATGGCTGAGTTTGAAATTACAACTACGGGCAAAGTCGCAAAGCAAAAATTGCTTTCCCTTGTTCCTGTTCCTGCTCGTCCGTAATGCAATCCCCTGCGCTCCGTCAAGTTTGGGTTATCCAGTGCAAAAGCACGGGGGCTTTCTTGACGCCTGAACAAGGCTTTGCTGCAAGCCTAAAGAGGGCAGGGCGTTTGTTCAATCCTGATGAAGTCAGAGAGACGGCTTTTGATGCGCTCGATGACGATTATGAGGTTCATACCTTCTACGAGGTTGTGCAAATGCTTGAGGGTTTTCGTCATTATGAGTAGCTTTTTCAATGCCCCCCCCCCCACATAAGATGGGGGGAAAGTATCTTTGTAAGTATGTATGTAGGGTATTTTCCCAAAATTTTATAGGGTTGGATTCTTGATGTTTAGTGAACATTCCATCACTGCCGACTGGTTCATTCAGCAAGTCATATTAGCCCTGATTCATAGTGCTGTTTATGGCATGGCTTACCACTTTTTCAAAGGGCTGTCCCTCGGTGGTGCGGTGTTGGCTTGCTTGTGTCTGCTGGTCGTAGCGTGGCTCGCATTTAAACTTTTTAGGCGTTAGGTCAATTAAATGGCTTTTACTTGCGTCCCAGTCGTTGCTCAGTGGGGTACTGTCTCCTACATCAACACGAATCAAGCCGCATGCGCTGCTAATCAGTGGGCTGTGTTCACCTCTGCTGATTTGACTGCCTATAACGCATCTTTAACCGCTGGCACGGCTTCAACCCCTGCCGTTACACAAACAACGTCATTCTTTCCCTCGATGACGATTGCGGAGGCTCTGCCCATATTTGCAGCTATCTCGCTGCTGTGGGGGCTGGCTTTCACCTTGAGGGCTATTGGTAATTTTCTAAAACCTAAATCTGGAGATTCAAATGATTAAAAAACTGAAAAACGCGCTGATTCGTAAACAATTCAAGATCGCTGCTGGCGCTGGTGCGCTTCTGGCTGCTGGCTCGTCACAAGCTGCCATCGATGTAACTGGCGTTACAGCTGCCCTCACTGATGGTTTGACCGCTGTAGGTACGATCGGCGGTGCTGTTCTGCTCATTTGGGGGACAAAGAAGGTTTACGCCCTCATTTCCGGTCGTTAATCTTCAGTAAACAAATAATTCCCCTTGTTGCGCGTAGCCTCAAGGGGATTTTTTTTAAGGGGTATAAATTGGAAGGTTATCTTTTGTTACTCGGGCTTATCGGTGCTTTATGGATTCTCTTCGCTCCCTAGTTTTACTTCTCGCCGTGTTTTTTTCCGGCCATGCTTTTGCTGGTGTTGATTACTCTCAACCCCAGCAGTCATTCTCTGCACAAAGCTTGTCAGGTTCTTTTTCTAGCGCTGGGCTTATGCTTTCCGCTTTTATGTCTCATTTTCCGCAATATACGTCCTGTACTTTTGATGGCGTCAACTCGCATCCAATTCTCTGCGATGGCACTGGCGGCGGCGGACCTTATACTCAGCAACCTATGGGTGTCGGTTATGCTTCTGCCCCTCTTTGCCCTTTATCATCTACGTTTAATTCTGTTTCTGGTCAGTGCGAAAAGCCAAATTCATGTACGGCTGGCCAGACTATTTTTGCTGGTCGTTGGTCGTCTATGCCCTCAAACGGCTGTAATTCAGGGTGTAATGCAGTTTGGACAGGCTCAAACGTTGCGGGAAGTTCCTCTAATTTTTCCGGTTCTGCTGTCCTCGATGGGTCGTCATGTTCTGGTGGATCGGCTGTGCCTCCTCCTGATTTGCAGGATATAACGGCTTGTCCATCTGGCCCGACTGGCCCGACTTCCTGCGCTGCTGGCGAATCACTCGTTATTCAGGGTTGTACAGCATCTTGCTCCCCTAATACTCAGTCTGGTACTTCCGGATCAACGACTGGCGGCACTACTGGCGGCACTACTGGCGGTACAACTGGTGGCACAACTGGTGGCACAACTGGTGGTACAACTGGCGGTACAACAGGCGGTACAACTACCACAAACAACACGACAAACAATGTTGATATGTCGCCCGTCACGGCTGCGGTCGATGCTGCAACGGCTGCAATCAAGGCAGGAACGCTTGTCCAGTACTGCATCGATCATCCTGATGCGAATATCTGTCAGACCAATGTCATTAATGCCGCTTGCGGTTCTTTTAACTGCTCTGGTGACGCTATTCAGTGCGCGATCGCAAAAGATCAATTTGACCTTCATTGCAAGCTTGCTAATGAGCAAAACGCCAATCTTGATATAGGCAAAAGGATGATTGATGGAACGGACACTAGCGTCAGAAATCCCGCTGATGTCGCTAACCGCTCCACTTTCTCAATTGGTTCTTTGGATATGAGTTCCCCCATTGCGGCCAAGTGCCCGGACGATGTTGTTTTTACTGTCATGGGTAAGTCGTCAACTTTGCCGTTGTCTCTCTGGTGTCCTTATCTCGCTCTTGTCGGCAATGTTTTCATGGCCTTGTCTCTTGTCGCTGCTGCTAAAATTATCGGAGGTGTTTAATGCCCGCAATTGGTGTTGTTATTGGCTGGCTTGTTGGTGCAATTGGCCTTACGCTTGCAAATTGGGTCGGTCGTGTTTTGGTTGCTCTCGGTATTTCTTACATCACGTTCAGCGGTGTTGATCTACTGTTTTCGAGCCTAAAAACTGAAATTTGGTCACTGCTCGGCGGTGCTGGTCAGCTTTCCGGTGTCATCGGTCTTTCCCGCATTGGCGAATCGGTCAACATCGTTTTTTCCGCCTTGATCGCTAAAATGTCCCTTTCTGGCATGACTGGCGGTAAGCTCACTAAACAGGTCATCAAGTAATGGCTATCGACCTAACGCCGCTTACTGTTGTCACAGGTTTGCCCGGATCGGGCAAGACGCTTTTTACTCTTACTGGTGTTGATGAGTACTCCAAGCGTGAAGGCTTCAAGGTCTACTATCACGGCATTCCTCAATTGACGCTTGATTGGGAAATGCTCGAAGAGCCTAAGCAGTGGCACAACCTGCCGAACAAGTCGATTATTGTCATCGACGAATCACAAAGTACGTTCCCGCCCCGATCATCGTCGGCCGCCATGCCTGAACATGTCGCAGCTGCCAATACCCTGCGCCACAAGTCGCACATGCTGGTTTTGATTACGCAGCATCCGATGCTGATCGACGGGTCGATCCGCAAGCTTTGCACAAAGCATTATCACGTTGAGCGTTTTTACGGCTTTCAAAAATCAACGATTCATGAGTTTTTGAAGATCCGCGACAACTGCGACAAATCCACTAAAGGCTCTATCTCTACGCATTTTGTTTATCCAAAAGAGGTTTTTAACTGGTACAAAAGTGCGGATATGCACACGATCAAGAGGCGCATCCCCGCGCGTCTTATTATGATTATTATTCTGCCTTTGATCGCTGTTGCGCTGGTTTATTTATTCATCAAAACTGTGGGAGGTTTGACTACTGGAGATAAGATTAAAGGGGGGGCTGCTTCACCCACCACCGGAGTTCAAGCGGTTTCAGGTGTCATTGCCGTTCCTGTTTGGACTGACACATTAAAGCCTCGGTTGTCCGGTTTTCCGCACACAGCCCCGCGTTATGATGAAGTGACTAAGCCGACTGTTGCGCCTTATCCCGCCGCGTGTGTTTCGTCTGAATCTCGTTGTGTCTGTCACACGCAACAGGGAACTAAAATGCTTGTCGATGATGCTCTTTGTCGGAGCATTGCCAGCAACGGATTTTTTAATGATTTTCTTGAGAAAAAAACGGATTCATCGCCTGTTTCTCAAGTCCCTCGGCCTTCGTTATCGTCGCTATGATTAAAAAACTTTTCTGGATTCTGATGGTCGTTTTGATGTCTGGCTGCATGTCTACGCCTGAATCCCGCCATGCTGAAACTGCTGCATGGTGGTCTTGTACTAATCTCCATCGTGTTGGAGATTGCTGAATATCGAGGCGAAGCGCACGCGGCTAACGAAGTGCCGCGAAGCTCGCCCGATATTTATTTTCTTCGATCGCAGCTGTATGCCGCGTATTTACTGGGTTTTATAAAAAGGGAAGGGGGCTTGCGCCCCCTTTTTTAATGCATTTTCATCAGTATTCCGATTAAAACGGAGAATTGAGCTAGTGCTAGGCCGATAATCCATTTAAGCATATCGAATTTCATATCGGTCAGCTGAATTTGTAGATCTTGTTTTGTTACGAGCTCTCTGTCGTCTGATGCGCTTTGATAGGCATTTGCAATTCCTTTTGCTCTCTCTTCGTCAAAACCGCTTTTTTTAAGTATTTCAACGAATTTCAGGGTGTCGAATGTCACTGTGCTCATGATGTTCCTTTCGGTTGATGGTTAAGACTAAATCATTTTCACTGCATTAGCAATTTACGCGAATAACTGCCTGTTTTTTTTGGGTGTCCAGTCAGCCCATTTTAGAATATCTGCCACAATTACCAGCTCGAGCACGTCTTGAATGGGTGCAACTTGCTTGGCCGCTGGCATTTTGAAATTCTTTACCCATTTTTTCAGCCATTCGGCTGAATTTTCCTTAATCTCGGCCATGATTTGCAAGGCCACGCCAACAGCATCAACGAAGTCCAGCCACGTTTGACGGGCTTTAAATTCCGCGTTTTTCATGTATCTGCAATTGTTGATTTTCATGGTTTTGGTATTCCCAGCATCTTCCAGAATCTTGAGCCTGCTTTTGATTTCCTCGCGGTGCAGGTTTCTGCCGCTTGCTTCTTTGCTTCTCCCGTCATCCCGTCGCCTTGCGATATCAGCTCGTAGCAATTTTAATAATCAACGATTTTGGCAAGATCGCAGTTTTTGCGGCTGTATCGCAAAAAACGATTGCCGCAAAACCCGAAGGGCGCACAGTCTCACCGTGCGTTGTTGATTATTGAAATTGTCGGAGGGAAGATTCGCGTTTTAGGCGGCGGGGTGATGGGAAAGCATTTGCGGAGTGCTGCACGGTCGAGTCAAAAAATAGAGCACCCGAAGGGTGACGACCTAACAGACAGTTTCACCCGTCTGTTAGCCTTTTAATGCAGTTGGCATTGCGCCGTTGATTTTGATTTATTGCGTAGCGGTGGTATTCTGAAAAAATGATATTCCATCAATACCCCAACTGGTCAGGCACGATTTTGAGTCATTACTGGTATCTGCGTTACTTCCGCTCGTTTCAGGAGGCTAGACGGCGCAAACAATACCGGCTGATCGCGAAGGAAAAAAAACGCCTGCATGAAACAGGCGTTGATAGTGAGTTGGTGCGGTTGCTATGCCGTCATGCGGCAAATCCTCGGAATCAACATGCTGCAAAACGCTTTTGGGATGCTTTGCACAAGCCTGCGGAATCTTCTTAATTTACTAATCAATTTGACATAATATACATTATGCGTATTTAAAACGCCTAAAAACGCCTCCCTGCGTTTTTACGAGGTCTTGCCCTGTCCATAAGGTAGCGATGCAAAGCAAGGCCATTATGAGGCCTCTCAGGGGCTGCTTTACACGCAAGCGAAAACCCGCCCAGAACTTTTGCTCTGTTTCGTTCTTCGCGCTCAATTCCTCAAACTCCGCTATCAACGCCAATGGATCCAACCCAAGACATTCCGC